TAAATGAAAATAGCGCATGAGGCGCCTCTTAGCATCTTTGATAAGGTGCAGGCAGTAACTGATTATGATTATGCTCTTGTTCACCTATTTGAGGAGAGCGAAGAGTACTATAATACATTTGTAAAGGCAAAGGAAAATGGAAGAGAAGTATTACTCGACAACTCAATCTTCGAGCTTGGAACAGCTTTTGACGGAGATGTATACGTCAATTGGATCAATAAGCTCAAACCAGATTGGTATATCGTCCCTGATGTTCTCGATGATGCAAATGCTACTATTGATAGCTTTGATAGTTTTATGCTTTCATATCCTGATCTTCCTGGTAAGGTTATTGGTGTCGCTCAAGGGAGTACTTATGATGAGCTTGTTGCTTGTTATCGCTATATGGCTAACGACTCCCGTGTAGATAAAGTTGCGATGTCTTTTAATCATCCGTTCTTTCAGACTATGATTCCGTCTCTAGGTAACAAGTATTATCGTATGATGCGTGGACGTCAGAAAGTAATTGCTGATATGTTGCGTGATGATATTATTAATAAAGATAAACCTCATCATCTATTAGGTTGTGGTCTACCTCAGGAGTTTGAAGAGTATCAGAATCATGAATGGATTGATTCTATGGATACTTCTAATCCTGTTATTCATGGTATGAAAGGTATTCGCTATAATGATTATGGATTGAATGATAAAGAATCTGTTAAACTTTTTACTCTAATCGACGAAGATGTAGTTGCATGTTGGGATGATATAGACTATAATATTAAAAAGTTTAGGGAGATGTGTAATGGGACCAAGAAACGATAGACCTTGGATAGCGCTGTTTAGTCAGTCAGGTTCAGAGATTGTAGCTATTGCTGAGGCGATAGGTATATGGCCTGACTTCATTTATACAGATAATAAAGATAAGAAGTCATGGCATTCTAAACTGCAGCGTCATTCGTCTGTGTTTATGGAGAAGCCTCAGGATATTCATAAGGTAGTTCAATCTAATGTATCGATGCTTCAGTGTTGGAGAGGAGATGCAGTAGTTACTCTTAATGGGTTCTTACGTATCATGCCTATGTGATATTCATAAGGTAGTTCAATCTAATGTATCGATGCTTCAGTGTTGGAGAGGAGATGCAGTAGTTACTCTTAATGGGTTCTTACGTATTATGCCTATGTTATCTGTAGAGATGTATAATGGCCATCCTGGAGATATTGTTAAGTACCCAGAACTAAAAGGTAAAGATCCTCAGAAGAAGGCTCTTGATCTTAAGTTACCATCTACTGGTTGTGTAATACATAAAGTTACAGAAGTAGTTGACTCTGGTGAGGTTTTAGACTATAATACTTATGATATGCAAGGTGACGAGAATGTCGATATACTTGTAGATAGGTTACGTAATATATCTGTCGATATGTGGGCAGAGTTTTTAAAGGAGAAGTTGTTTGAAGAAGTTGTTTAAGGGTGAAGTAGAAGAGTCTGATGATCCGAGACCTAATCATTATAGTCAGAAAGAGGGTCATGTAGAGTGTATTAAAGTTATTAAGCAGCTATGTTTAGAGCATCAGAATGATCCGTATACTGATTATAATCGCTATCAAGCGTTTAAGTATCTCTGGCGTCTAGGTCAGAAGGATGATGTGTTGTTAGATATTAATAAAGCTATAACGTTCTTAACGTTTGCGAAAGAAGCTATTGAAGAGGAAAGAAAAGTAGATGGATGATAATCAAAGTAAAATTGAAGAGATTGCTAGTAAGGTACTAGGTAAGACTTCTGACGGTCAAACTATGATGCGTTATGAGACGCCTGATCAAGTAGATAAGAGTCTGCTTGTTGGTATTCCTCGTAACCTAAATCGTACTCATTATAATATTGCTGAGCAACCAGAAGAGTTTATTGGTATTGATACTTGGAATTCATATGAGTTCTCTTGCTTATTAGATAATGGCTTTCCTATCTCTGGTTGGTTACGTTGGTCATATACTGCTCATTCAGAGAATATTGTAGAGTCTAAGTCAGCTAAGCTATATTTAAACTCATTCAATATGGCTAAGATGGGATCAGATATTAAGACTGCTATCTTTAATGTACAAGAAACTGTATGGGACGACTTTGCGGAAGTACTAAATATGAGTAACCCTGAGCATGACTTAGCAGTTATATTACATATCAACGAAGATGCTGGATATGCTAAGCCTATGTCAGGTACTTTTATTCAGTTAGAAGATTATGTTGACGTTGAACAATTAGACTTTAGTCACTATAATGAAAGTCCGGATATCTTAAACGTGGTAGATGCAGTTGATAAACCTTATCGTTATATGTCTGACTCTCTACGATCTAATTGTCGTGTTACTAATCAACCTGACTGGGGTGACATCTATGTACATATTAAAGGACGTAAAACTATAACACCTGAATCGTTGATGCAATATATCGTATCAATGCGTAAAGAGAACCACTTCCACGAAGAGATTTGTGAATGTGTATACAAACGTCTATGGGAACTATTAGACCCGTCAGAGCTTGTTGTCTCTTGTCTCTATACACGTAGAGGCGGTATCGACATTAATCCTATTAGAGCTTCTAATTCGGATTTACTTTATTCGCATGCTATTACAGATGCGTTTAGACTAACCTCAAAGACTATGAGGCAATAGTGGTTTACGAATGCTAACCACTCTAAACATCACACCGCATTCATATTGGAGAACTAAATGAAAAATATCGTTGTATCATTATCAGGAGGAATGGATTCCTCAACACTATTATTGCGAGCTATCAAAGAGGTAGGCGCAAGTAATGTAACAGCTTTGTCTTTTGATTATGGACAAAAGCACGTATGTGAACTAGAACGTGCTCAACAACTAGTAGACTATCTAGCAGGGCTTGGTCATACGATCAAGTATCAACCTATTAAGTTAGATGGACTAGTATCATTGTTATCTTCTACTCTTGTTACTGGAGGTGCAGATGTACCAGAAGGTCATTACGAAGAAGAGACAATGAAAGAAACTGTAGTACCTAACCGTAATAAGATCTTTGCTTCTATTGTGCAAGCAGCTGCTCTTAGCGTGGTTAAAGATACAGATGAAGAAACTGCTATCGCTCTAGGCATTCATGCTGGCGATCATGCAGTTTATCCTGACTGTCGTCAGGAATTTCGTGATGCAGATGATCATGCATTCCGTGAAGGTAACTGGGATGCTGATAAGGTAACTTATTTCACTCCTTACCTAGAACTAGATAAGTTTGATATCTTGAAAGATGGTCAAGTACTTTGTGATGACTTGGGCTTAAACTTTGATGACGTGTATAAACGTACTAATACATCATATAAGCCAATGCAACATAATGGTATCTGGTATTCTGATTATAAGAGTTCATCTTCTGTAGAACGTCTCGAAGCATTTATTAAACTAGGTCGTCCCGATCCAGTTGCTTATGCTGATGAGACAGGACCTGTAGCATATGATGTAGCTCTTACTCATGCTCAACAAATTTTAGCTTAAGGAAAACTAAATGGAACTAATTAAACGACACTTTAACTTTGGTGATGAGAGTATGTCTCTTGTCGCCAAGCTAGTAGTATTACATCTTGTAATCATCGCTCTAGCAAACTATACAGTACAGATCGCAGGAGTAATTCCTATCTTAGATCTCAACTTTACTTGGGGCATGTTTGTGTTTCCTCTTATTGTTGTTGCTACTGACTTAACTGTACGACTAACTAACAAGTATGTTGCTCGTCAGATCATTGCAATTGCATTTATCCCAGCAATTATTATCAGTAGCTTTATTGCTACTCCTATGATTGGTTTGGCTTCTGCTCTTGCATATGCGTTAGGGTTGATGCTTGACGTATCTATCTTCCAACGTATTCGTGAGAAGTTAACAGACATGTGGTGGGTTGCACCTGCTATCTCTACTGTGTTTGCTAACATCTTAGATACGTATGCATTCTTCTGGGCTGCATTCGCATATGGACCAGATGAGTTCATGCGCGCTAACTGGCTAGAAATTGCATCGGTAGATGTGGTGTTTAAGATCGCAGTATCGTTCGTAGTCTTTCTCCCGATCTACGGACTACTTCTACAGCAATTGCGTAAGCGAATGACAGTAGGAACTGGAGCTTAATCACAAAAAATGCCAGCCTTTAGAGATATCGGCTGGCATTCCTTTGTTCTATATACTATAATAATAATGTTAACGGAGTAAACAGACTATGAGTATGAAGCATATAATGAGTAAAGAGAGTACGTCATCTCTTACTAATGTACAAGCTAAAGATATACAACCTAATGCAGTAGACTTACGTGTAGGTAAAGTATTAGAGATTAGCGATAACGATTTTACTATTGATGAGACTCAGAAGATTCATCGTGGTACTAAACCTGTAGAGGTATTCGAAGATGGCTATTGGTATTTGTATCCTGGTGCTTATGAAGTAATTATGGATAACGAGATCGAAGTAGGTATGGGCGAAGCTGGCTTTGTTATTACTAGATCTACTCTAAATCGTAACGGGGTTTATCTTACTACTGGTCTATATGATACTGGATATAAAGGTATTATGGCAGGCGTAATGCATGTTACTTGTGGACGTATGAAGATTAAACCTGGTACTCGTATCGGTCAATACCTTAACTTTGACGCAGAAGCTTTACATAAATATGATGGCGACTATGGTAAAGGTAAAGAGCATGATAAAAAGTACGAATAATGTTTACGGTTGAAATGGATCACGATGAGATAGAGATTACAGTCTTAGATGATAGAGATGGATTCGAAGATGTTAAGGTATTCTCTTATGATGATATTGTTTATATAAGACAGTTTAATGAGCAATATAACAAATGGGATCTAATTCAAATGACTCCTGAGATGTATGTTGAGCTTATGACAGCGTATCATAAGCCATCTGGAGCATATTTAACCAAAATAAAACGCAGATAATTCCTAACCTATTGTTTTTATTGATAACCTTTTTTCAAATAAAGCCCTTTTTTAGTTGCACTTAGTTCAAATAGCGCCTATAATAAGGTATAATAAGAAATAAAGGAACTAAATTATGA